TCTTCTCTATAAAATAATCATGTCCATTTAACATAAAATTAAATTTACATCTAAAGAAGTCTTTTTTGTTATTTAGTACTTGTTCGGCTTTAGATGCTCTGAATGAGTGGTCAAATAAACAAAAGCATAATGCATCTAATACAGCTGATTTACCGGCGTGATTCGGTGCAAATAATCCACAAGTTCCATTCATCCTCTCAAAGTCAATAACATTGCCTTCTCCATAAGAAAACATATTATCAAACTCAAATCTTTTTGGTTTCCAAACAACATTTCTAACTCGATCTGAATTATTTAAAGCTGCATTTAATGTTGTATTTATTGCTATAACCTGGTGTATGAGTTCATCATCTAGTTGCTGTAATACAAGCTGCTCAGCAATCAGTGTGTTTTGATATTGGATATTGTGAATATCTCCTTCTAGAAAAGAGTCTGTTTGAGTAGTGTCTGTAGCTGATGAATTTCCTACTATGCCTGCTGTTATATCAGTGCACTTATACTTTTTTCTTACATCTGCAGTTACTCGTTTTAATTGAGCTGAAGATATATTCTTTGCACGTATTCGTATGGTTGTTTTGGAACCTATAGGTAAGTCATCAGGCACAATATCATCCTGCAAATCAAGAGTAAAATATCCATAATCATTTTGTATATCATGGAAAGTTGTCTCTAGATTATTTACATTAGTGATTGAATATCCATGTCCATCATAGCTTTCGCCAAAATTCTGCTGTACAAGACTTCCTGGATAGAATGTGTATGGATTTTGTTTTAAAACTTGTCTTTTGTGAATATCTCCTAATAATACTAAATCGTATCCATCAAAAATTTTTCCATCCAATCCCTGTTTTAGTATCATTCCAGTATCAGTTTCGCTATTTTGAATAGTCCCGTGATACATTGCAATCTTCTTATCAACTTGTAAATCTACATCTGATGCTTTTATGTATCTTGCTGGATTATCTAATAGAGACATTACGGTAATTGATACGTTGCCTAATTGATATACACCACTATCTCGTAAATAGTATAGATTTTCTTTATTAAGAAGTTCGATGATGGGTGTTAATGCATCTAGTCTGTGATTATTGTTTAGATTTGTATCATGATTACCACAAATCACAATAGTTGGTGCTATGTCTGTTAGTGTTGTGAAGAATAAGTCCACCATAGCTATAAGTTCTGGACTCATGTCTGTTTTTGCGTGTACAATATCTCCACCTACCGTAATTATAGAATTCTTTGGTATTTTTTTTAACTCCTTTTTAAGCTTTGTAAAGATATGCTTATACTCTGCATGTCTTTTCCAATTGCGAATGTGGATATCTGCGATGTGGTATATGTAATCTACTCTCTCTAATTTACAATCTATTTGATTAATCATATTGTCATTTTTAACATAACCATACTCAATAAATCTATTGGCGTTGAGTTATTTATTGTTTCGATTGTTGTTTTATATCCTATTTCGTTTGGATCTTTGCCTGGCAGTTTAACTATGTTTACCTCTATTCCATTGTTTACGAAATACTCAACTTCATTAATAGCATCCTTCAATGCATCAGCATCTAAAGCTAAATTTAGTTGTGGTACTCTCTTTTCGACTATCTTACCTCTTAGCTTAGGTAATATACGCTTACCAAATAATGGAATAACATTACGCTTTGTTGTTATTGCATCGAATGCACCCTCTACCAATGTAATCGGCTGATCCCAATCTACTAGATTATCAAATCCTATAACATCACGTGACATCTCAGGATTTTTATGCTTGAAGTTTACATCATAAAAGCTGCGACCCACAAAGTAATTTAGTTGATTATTATCGTCGTAGCTTGGTATTATGATCATACCGTGATAATCCCCCTCTTCACAATATCCAATACCATATCGTAGTATTTCTATTGGTGTTAGTTTACGGTGATTAAATACATAGTGAAGTGCATTTTTATAGTGGGGGGTATTCCAGTTAATATGTAAAGGTCTAAATCCATCCGGAAGTGATAATCCACTTGCATATCCAGTCTTTTCCTGTTTCTCTTGCGGTTCTCCAACTAGCTCCTTTGCTTTATTTATAGAATACGGTCCAGCGTTTACTTTTCTAAGTAATTGAACTATGCTACGACCTTTAAATCCACAAACCCAACAATGGTAGCTTTGTGTAAGGTAGTTTACTTGTAGTTTTTTCTTATAGTGATTGCATTTAGGACAAAAGAAGCTCAATTCACCCTTCTTGTGTTGAGTACAGGATCCTAACACCGACTCTAGTAAAGACACTACTTGTTGCATACTTAACTATAGCAACTTTTATCTTATTTTCCAACTTCTAATAACCATTCTACCGGTATAATCTTATCAGCAAACTTAAAGCCATGCTTAATACACCAATCAGCGTATGTTGTTTTTGATCCTTTTCGAATTTTATTTTTAGAATTTTGAAAAACGAATCTAATATCTAAATTAGGTAACTGCTCTTTTATTAGGATGTGTTTTTTTCTATCCTCTATTACAAATCTACCCTTAGTTTCTACAAAAATACCATTAGGTAGTCTGAAATCTGGGGTGTAGCTATGGGTGGTTGCCGGTTTAATATATTCTATTTTATGCTGTTCGTATTCACCACTTACTCCCCGCACTTGTAATTCGGCTTGGATCACCTCCTCTAAACCACTTCTGTATCCTCTCGCTTTTGCGGAAGATCTTTTATTGAAACTCCTTTTTGCCATAACTATCTATCAAATCTAACTATAAATGTAGTATCTGTGTTGTTCGGTGTTCTAATAGGCTGTCCTAATTTTCCTATAACTAGTAAATTACCATAATCATCATACAATCCAACTGTAGTTATATATGGTTTAAAGTCAGAGCTACTTACAAACGGTCTAAATACAAACTCATCTGATATTGGTTCGTACTCCTGTAAAGTAGGATTTGTTGAATGATTGAATTCGCCACCTCCTATAGTGCATGAAACCTCTGTTTCATATATTGTTTGTGTTCCTCTATATGATACATTTGTTATAGTTGATTCTCCAACTAATGGATCTGTGATCACTATCATTCCATGCTCATAAAACACATTACCCACATACACATTTCCAACTCCGCGGGTGTTTGTAAGATATTGTAATTCACTAGCGGTTAGTGCTTTATTATATAATTTTAAATTATCTAAGTAACCATTAAACGCACTACCACTATCATAATTACAACCTACGTAAATACTTGAGTCATTACTAGACTCCTTTGATTGGTATGTTCCAGTTGACGTTGTGTCTGTACCACTAGCTCTTAAAAAACCATCAACGTAAATACGCATATTAGTACCTTGTTTAGTAACGGCTACATTGTATACTGTATTTGCGGCTAATGTAGTTAAGCCTGTATCTATTTCTGTTGTTTGAAAACCTGTACTTCTGCTAAAATATAGTTTGCCTAGATTTGATCCTGATACGCCTAATTTTACTTTGTAAGGATAGTTATTGCCGGCTGGAGATGATCCTACGTTGCCATTTATGTCAATGAATATATCTTCTACTGGACCTTGTTTTGATATTATATTTGCAAATTCGTAATTCACAGTTGGATACTGTGGTTTTATTGTAAAAAATATACTGAAATCACTGTTCTCGAAATTATAGGATTGTCTAAACTTCTGAATTGGTCCAGGTGATATTATCACCGCACTGTTATTACTTGATGTAAAATAAGCACACGTGCCTAAATCAGTATATATGCTATCAAATATAATATTATTGTAGGAGACCTTCATCGGCCAGTATCCCTCACTATACTCATCAATAACCGTAACCGGGCCTTTATTAGCGTACTTATAACCAAATTCAAAATGATATCTTCCTACTTCATTTGACGATGATACGGATACACCAGCTATTGAGTTACTAACATATAAATTTCCGTATATATCATCAACTAGTGTGTAATTACCATTATAAAAAGTTCCAGTTCTATTAATATCAACTATTACAGAACCTTGCTGAATCTCTTCACCGTATTTTTTTTGCGGTGCTGATATCACAACTGCTTTGTCGTTAAGTGCTCTTCTTTGGTAATTTATATTTCCCCCACCAAACGATCCTTTAGGATTTGTTTTATAGTAGCGGTAAAATAGATGATCTATTGACTTATGTACAACTCTCTGATATTTTCCATCAGCTGTGGTTGCCTCGTTTTGAGTTAGTGGTGTGTTTCCCTGATCAAAATTGATATCAGTTGGATCTGATTGTAGGTATTGTGGGACTGTTGAGTAATCAGCTACATATAAAGTGTAATCTGTTGGTCCGCTCCATTGTTTGTAGGCTCGAAACGGGGTTAGACGTACGTCTGATTTATCTAAACTTTTGAAAACTCCTGCCATATAATTATAAATATCAAGCAAAAAAGAAACCCCCCATGTTGTTGGGGGGTTGATCCAAGGAGACTATCCATGGAGAGATTTTTTAATAGTCAAGCTTAACTTTTATGAGCGCTTCACGATTAAATGACTTTAGTAGTGGTTTGCTTAATTTTGCTACAGCTACTAAACGATTAACATCATCATACATACCAATTGTTGTAATATATACACTCGGGTTTCTTAACATTGAAGAGTGTCTAAATATGCCATTTGATCCTGTTACAAATGTTGGATTGTTTGAAAAATTAAACTGCTTATTAGTTACGCGTACAAAGTAGTGGGTTGATGTTACCTTTTCTTCGGTTCTAGCTGCAAACCAATTTGAGCTACTCGCATGTAAGTATAATTGTTTGTGGTTTTGTATACTGCTTTGATCTCCTCCCAAAGACGGTGAGCTTTTATCAATAGCCATACCAAGTGATGAACTTAGTAATGTTGCATTAAAGATAAATACACCATTATCTGGATAGAATAATCCATATACTGTGTTTGATGCTGTTACTCCACCAGATCCACTGTAGATGCCAAAGATGCGACCACCTTGATTAATTGCTGCATCTTCGCCAGCTCCAGAACCATCAATAAATACTGAGTATGCAGCTGCGGTTGCAGAACCCGATGCTAGTCTCAATTCCCAGTTACCTGGATCGATTTTTTGTCTGAATCTATTGCGAGCTATGTTTATTACTAAAATATCATCAGGTGTTGTTGCACTATTACCAGTTCCAAATGTAAACGCTTGGTCTGTTGGTGGTAACAGCTGATTTCTGTATTGTGAGTATACTGCTCTTGATGGAGTATCATTTACATTTCCTCCAGTTGTATTAACGTCACCTTCAGAACCACTACCAAATCTATGACCATAAGCTACTGCGAATTGAATTTGTGCTAGTAGTGGTGTTGTTTGTGGATCTCTGTGATAGACATTATAGTAGTACTCGCCTGATTGCGATACTTGTGTTGATGATGTAAAAAATCCTACACCAGCAGCATAACCTCCTGATAGTGGATTTATATTTTCGGACCAAAGTGGTTGAGATACTGTTTGAATATCCCCTGGTACGATGTCATCTGATGTGAACGATTTATATATTTCAGCCATTTTTTAATTTTATTTACTATATTATGCTATACCACCACCTGGTGTTGTTTGAACTGCCTGATTGCTTACTGAGTTAGCTAGAATATCGCGGCTTATGGTTAATGCACTTGTAATTACAATAGTTTTAAATCCACCAGTCTCATTACCGATAATCGTAAGTAATGCGCGCTTAACAGGAATTCGGCCATTATTATCAGTTCCTTGTGGTACTGGTCTAACGATAAACTTAGTTCCTGTGCGAGTAATTGTTTTTCCAGCAGTTGTTATTCCAGTCAATTCATCATCAACAAAGCTCGTAGCACTTATTGTACCTTGTACTTGTTGCGCTTGCGTAGGACTATTACCTGCTACTTGTAGTTGGCCGGCTGGAAGATTATTTCTTTGGGCTACTACAACACCACCATCCGGTGCTACCTCTAAGGTTGCAACCGTATCATCACTTAGAATAGCTGTGTAACCTAATGTTGTGTTTGCACCAGCTAGATTTGTTGTTGAGGGAGTTACTGTTTGTGATTGATTTACGGTTGTAAATCCTATTGATCCTGGTGTTACTGCTATTGTTGGAATACCAATAACATCTTTTGGTAGAGTTACTAGTTTGTAACGCATCATTTGAGTTTCATCGGGTAATGCTTCTAGTATTGGCATATCTTCGATAACTTTACCATAATAATTAGTTCCTAGAGTGTGTGCCGGATTCCAAAGATCGTAATCAATTTCATCGTCACTAAGAGCAAACTTGGTAATGTTTAACTGCCCACCAGCTGCTAAGAGCTGTCTTCCTTTGTTTGTTAAAATCGCATCAACGGTAACCGTGGCGTTATTTAAGTATCCCATACTTTTTTCTTATTTAATATAAATATGTCGTTTTTTAGTTTTATTTAATTTT